GAGCACGAGGGTCTTGATCGTTTCGGAAGACGATGCCGTCACGTTGACATTGTATCGAACAAGGGTCTGGAGACAGAGATACGTGAACTCAGGTTCGATGAAGATTGGTTCGATCGTAAAGGCGGATCGTCTCTTCAGGAACTCATAGTATTCACGTCTCTTGGAATCCGGAAGTCCCGTGACATTCGCGATATCGATAGAGACGACGACACGTCCATACATCGGGGGATCGAGGTCTTCACCACCGAACGCATGGACGGCATTGATTTCTGGATATGCAGTCTTCAGGGACACTTCAAAGTCCCGAGCCGTGACGGCTCTTTCCTGCACCTGGAAGTGACGCGGGGCATAATACTTGATCGAGTCGATCGTCTCCTGCGAGTTGCCGTCTCGTGAGACTTCGAGGAGATCGACCGTGGGCGTCGAGGTCAATTCATCAGAACTGGTTGGGTCAAAGTCACATGAGAATTGCTTCGCACCATTCGCTCCCGATCCTTCGGCAATCCGGTATTCGAGAACGATGACGGCACCATCCTTTGGCTGTCGTCCGAAGTTGTTGTCCCCGAACAGAACCTCATACGATCCGTTTTCCGTTGGCTGGAGGAAGAAGACCTTCGAGGTGGATTTGATATCGAGAAGCGTATCCGATCTCCGATACACATCGCCGATCTCCTTTCCATCCTCGAAGACGACGACGGAGAGTGACCGGATATCGACGTTCGGATTCGTGAGATGGAAGTTCTGGTTCTCGACCGAGGGGAGATACGTGTACGAATCCTGGAGGAACCGTCCTTCATAGATGTCGGTCGTGAAGGAGAACGAGTTGTTCGTCGAGGAACAAATGATCGTCTCCGGATTCGTGAAAGTGAATGACTTGTTCTTAACAAGGGTCGTGAACGGCTTCCCTTTTGGAATGATATATGGAGCGGACTCCCCGGTTGCCGTGAATGATACCTTCACGCGCGCCACGGAAGATCGCATCGATCGTGGGAGATAGTTCAGTTCCTTGGCGTGAGAGAGAACGGAGTTGCGTCGAACTGATGTGTCCAGGAAGCCTTCCGACAGGAGCATGTTCGCAAGGAACGCCATCTTGAAGGTGTTGTACGCATGAATATCAAGAAGGACAGAAAGGTTGGAAGCCTCGAAATCGTAATCACGAAAGAGTTCTTGACTTTTCAAATAGTTTTTGAGGGATTGTTTGGCTGCATCGAAATCGAGTGCAGTCATATCGATCGAGGAATTTGCCATTTCTGCTTTCTTTTATCTGATTCTCCGGACGAATATATTTAGGTTCACGGGTTCTGACAGAAGATTGGCAATCGTGAAATGGATGATAATTCCAAGCCCGTTCTTGTCCGCATCATTGTAGAACTCAATGGCAAGGTCTTGGACACGCGGCTCATACGATCGGATGGCATGGGACAACTGGAGCTTTGCGAACTCCTCTGTTGCCGGATCGAAAAGTTCGAAGAGGACTGCCCGAATCTTCGATCCCTTGTTCGAGTCATAGAACCGTTCACCCAATTGTGTCAGGACGATGTTCTTGACGGCTTGCTTGACGGCTTCCTCGTTCGTCTTCACCGCAAGGAAGCCCGTGATCGGGTTCTTACTGAACGAGTTGAAGAAATCGTTGTAGATGACCGTCTTCTTCCGCTCAAGCGTGTAGAAAGATTCTCTTGACATAGACCCTCTAGAGATGCTGGTATGGTTGACCTAGTAGGTCTATTTAGGAGGGGGTCCATGTCGTGGGTACTGATCATCGTTTTCCTCCACGGAGGATCGGGGAGACCTATGGTCGTTTACCATGATTTTGACACACTAACCGCGTGTCAGGAGGCAGGGGCGAAGACGAGTGAGATGTATGCGTCACTCGAAGTTCGCCACGGAATCAAATTCACGTGCACTGCAAAGAGATAGGAGCGGACATGATCGATCGACGTAAAATCGTGCATTCTATTGGAGGAATTGTTGGGCTTTGGGCGGTATACCCCCAGGTCCATGCCAAATCCCTGTCAGCGACTAAATCTGGGGCTCCTGGACCCCTTCCAAAGAACGATCTCGTGAGGGATTCGACCACCGATCTCGAAGACCTTCTGACAGAGCGGGTCAAGTCCGTCGCCATGAAGAAGGACATGGACATCGAGGCTCGTGCCGCGTTGATGAAGGACGAACTGCACATCCTCGTCCACGAGTGGGGCGAGTACCTGAAATATGTGAACGAACGGCTGCCCACGGTCGCGAAACCGATTGTGACCAAGACCACCTCCCGAACGGTCGTGAAGGATCAGGAGATTTGGGGTGTTGTTCACTTCCCTGCTTCGTACACGTACTACTTCTCCGTGACGGACAAGCGGATTTTCTTCTCCCGGTACGAGCACGGGTATACGAAGCCGCCGACGCGGAAGTGGGTCGAAGAGTTGAAAGAGTCTCCAGACTCATTCCATCGGTGAGGGCAGATCGGGGGGCGGAAACGTCCCCCTTTCGTTAGGAGAAGAGATATGAATATCAAGCCCGCGATCGATGCTTCTGCCGTAGAGAAGACAACTCTTCGTCAGGGGGTTTTCATGGCTGTCCATGAACGCAAAAACAACGCTCTCCAAGGTGGCAACGATATATTCTACCTCCAGGTTTACAATAGAGTTCATCGTCCAGTTCGAATGGATGTTTTCGACCCCGTTCGCCAGAGAACCTACATGGAGCTATACCAGTATGCGTATTTCTGAGAAGCTTGTCTCCTCGGCACCCAAGTCTCTCGACATCCCCTTCTCCGTGATGTTCGAATGCCTTCACCTCCCATCCGAGTCCATGGTCTTCCATGAGACGTATCGTACCATTGAAAACCGGAACCCCCGTTTCGACATCGTGCCAGTCATCGAGAGACAGTTCGATGAGGAGATGGAAAAATGAACGTTTCCTCAAAGGTTGAAAGTTCGAGGGAAGAAATCCTCCTCAAGTCGTACAAGGTCTGTATGGGTCAAGTGAAGCCTGCGGTCGAAAATTACGTGTACCATGCCATCCGAACGGAGGTGGATTCTCCCCTCACGAGATTCACCCTCCTGATGTTCCTGGCTGATCGATTTCACAAGGAAACAGAATGAACATCCAGGACAAAGTGACCATGAAACTCTTCTTCGCCGTGCGGGACACATTCAGACTTCGAGTCTTCGGCGAGGTTATCCGCGACTTTCCCCCGAATGACGTGATGAATGCGGTGTACTATGGCGTGGCGGCACCAGGGTTTTCATGGATGTCCGTGAATGAGACTTGCACCAAGCAACTGAATGCACCGAGCAAGGGCGTGGAATGAAGATCGCGAAATCGATTGAATATCGAATTGCCGCGAAAATGGATGAGGTCATTGTCATCGAGGTCCACCTGAAGTATTTGCTGAAACTAAGCGTGGACCCCATCCCCCGAGGAAAAGTCGGATGGGGCGTCACGACCCCTGTCCAGAGGATCGTGGACGAACGCGTCTCTATTCCCGTCGACTCCTATCTCCTCAGAGTGTTTCGCGAAATCTAAAGTTTCTCAGTGGCGAAGTAAATCACCGTCTCGATTTCCCCGGAGAAGAACCGAAGTGTCGTGGACCTCGGTCCACGTTGAAACCACCTTTTCATCTCATCACGCACTTCAAGCGTCGCGGCATCATCCGTCTGCTCGGTGATCGAACAAAAGAATGTCTTGAAGATTGCGTGCTCAACAGAGCGGTCGAGTCGGGACTGGATTTTCATCTCAAGCTTCTTTCCTGAATTGAAGTAGAATTGAAGCGAAACACATCATTCGCTACCCCCTGAACTGCCGTGGCAGTATCTCCGTATCGCGTTTTCGCTTTGATCGAATACATGATCGCGGGCTCCGCAGCATAGTCTGCCTGATTGTTAATCAGGCAGAAGAATTTATCGAAGATTCGGTGTTCGACGTGCCGGTTGATTTGGGGTTGGATTTTCATCTGCCGAACTCATTGTAAAGTAGAACCCAAAGCTCATGTCTCCCAGTCCAGAACGTCTCATTCTTGACGGGCATCTGAACTCTCCGAGTGACAGTAAGTGCTATCTTGTCGCCGAAATCGCGGCGTGTTGGGGACAGAGTGTTGGCTAAGGTGGAAAACAGACAGAGAGAGGCGACTGTATTGGAATCGATCTTACTTGCGACGTTCACGAGCCACCTCCACAATGCGATCGTCGACCGTAAGGTCAACGACATCGAAGACTCCCCAGAAGACCGCTTCGTCGACTTCCTGTTCGATCCGATCGGTGATCTTCGCGAGTTTCCCAGTACCCCAAGGGCGATCGGAGACCAAATGTCTCGCGGCGTCATTGACGATCCGCTCAATTCCTCGTTCGGCTTCGCAGGTCACGATTCTATCGGCGACGTTCATTTTTGATCCTATCTGCATCGTCGAAGATTTTGTTGGAGATGGGTCGTCTCATGGCGAAATAGAAGGTTCGGTCAATCTCTTCTTCGATCTCTTGAACCGAGAACCGTGGCTCAAGGCTAAAATAGTTCGCCAGAACTTGGTACACATCGGCTTCGAGCTTGTACTGGATCAAGGACTTCTTAATTTCTCTCTCGACGTTCATCTCTTGATCTGAACCTCAATGCTTGCCTTGATGGTGTCGATGAGAAGAAATCGGATGGAGGGATTATACACGCCTTGTACGACCAAGGTCATGGGCTTCAGCTTCGTATGCCGCATGAATACTCGGTCGACGCGCTCCTGATCATCCGACACGGCTTCGCGGAGAGCGTAGTGAATTTGAGGGGAGATGTTCATCGCTTCATGTCCCCCCTAATCTGTCTGTCGACTCCCCTGACCATCCACTCGTCTGGAATCGATCGGTAAATCCTCATAGCCTCGCCCATGGCAGCCTTCATTTCCTTTTGGATCACTGTTCCCGGTGGCATGAGGGCATACAGGATTTTACCGGAGATGGACCAGTCGATGTTCCTCGCGATCTTCATTTCTGACACTCTTCGAAAATCGCCTCGCAAATCTGATTATGAATTCTGACATAAGAGTTATGGACTGGAAACTCCACTTCACTGATGATTTTAGTGTCCGTCAAATGACCTAAGTCAGCAGTCCTCTCAACTGAGATCGGGCGGGTCAGATGGGTATAATATTTCGAGATCATGTAGCTATTCATTTGTCTGCCTTCTCGTACATGTACTGGCGAACTTGCCCGAAGATTTCGGACGTGATTTCATCCATCGGCACTTTGATGGAAGAGAAGGTTTTCGCGCCGACCCGCGCGGACACGTCCTCGATGATCCCAATGGACAACGGACGAATCAAAGTCTGGACGAAAGATTGATTGTGCGAAATTCTCTTCATGTCATTTCTTCCCTCATTTGATCATGGAGAATATAACAAATTTCGTGATGGATGGGATTACGAATAGGAACGAACACGCCGCTCGACACTTTTGTGATCAATTGAGATGAAAACGCACGATCGATGTCCCTACACACGTCGAACGGAAACCATCGAGAGATGGTTCCTGGCGTGTTCGTGACGTAAACCTTCTTCGCGATCTTCATTTATCAGCCTCATCGAAGAGATCGAAATCGACCTTTCGCTCGACATCCCTTCTGCCCAAGGCATTAGATACAGCCAAGTAGGTTCGAAAGAAAATCGAAACCGTCTTCCGATCAACAATGCTGTTTTCAGCAGTCAAGTGCACGTTGACCTGACAAATCTTGTTCATTTGGCGACGAACCATCGAGTCGATCTTCATTTCTCTGCCTTGATGTCCCCAATGAGATCGATTAGCGTGAGGAACGAGACGGACCTGAGATGCGAGTCCTGGTCCGCCTTCTCCCGTTTGCCTTGAAGGGCGTCCACGACCGTTCCGAGGTCCGAGGACTCCATCTTCGTCATTGCCGAGTACAGGAGGACCAGCGTTTCGGCAAGCTGCTCCGGTCCCCCTGCCTTCATTTTCTTGGTCATCTGTGTCATCCCACGAGAGTGAGGGTTTCTTGCGCGCGGGTCACGCCGACCATAAATAGTCGATGATCCTTTACCAAGCAACCAACCAAATCAACGGGAAGTCGTACATAGGCATCACTCGCACTACCTTGGCGAAGCGAGTTCAATCCCATGGCTATGCGGTGAAGAGAGGTTCCCAGACCGCATTCCATTGCGCGATCCGTAAATACGGAATCGAGAACTTCGTCTTCGAGGAAATTGCCAGCAGCGTCTCTTGGAAGAGTCTGCAAGAGGCTGAACGTCAAGCCATACATCAGCGAAAGACCCTTTCTCCGGATGGATACAATCTAAGTTCTGGTGGAGATGGTTTCAGTGGGCGTCATACTCAAGATACCATCGAAGGGATGAAAAGTAGAACGGCTTCGCGTTGGGCTAATATGTCCGATGAAGAGAGAAAGGAAATCGGACGAAGGATAAGTGCTGCCAAGAAAGGAAAGCAACAGCCTTGGTGTGTCGATCTCGGCAAGAAACAGAAGGGGTCTAAACGTTCGGAGGAATTCAAGAAGAAGGTCTCCGATGGGATGAAGCGGTATGTTATGGGACTGGAACACGGCGAAATGGCTCGCCGTGCTCGCTCACGAAAACCATCATCCCACGAGAGTCAATGACTCCTGTGCTCTTGTTACTGCCACGTAAATCAAGTGTTTTTCTTGCTCCTTCTGCCAGTCCAGCCGCGCCATCTTCGACGGCATGTGCTCACGGAACCCGAGGATGTAGACATTGCCCCACTCACGTCCCTTGGCTTTGTGCACGGTCGAGAGGGTCAGAGTCCGATGATACGTCTGGTCTTCCGTGTTCTGAAAGAGTGAGTTGATCTTGCTCTTCAATTCAAGGATCGTCTCGCACCCGGTTGCGATGATCCGAAGCGTCTCGGCACGGTCCTTGATGTGTTCTGCCTGCATCTCTTGCTTCTTCTCGATTGCCCGCTTCACCTGAGCATCTTCCCATTTCTGGAGTTGGTTCATGAGGGCATCGATCGTTTTGACGCGCTTCCACTTCGCCACGAGGTCTAGCAGACCCTTACCAATGTCACGACCTTCGACGTGGCAGCCGACGCCTTGACGGATGAGGGAGTACGCCAGCTTGATCAGGGGAGCCGTCTTGCGGCACAGGATGGCATCCTCCGGCTTCAGGGACTTCACGTCCTTGAGGAAGTCTTCTTCCGTCTTCTCGCGCGTGAGACCTACGGGAGCCGACTCATGGGCTTCGATGTGCGAGACATAGTTCTGTGCGAAATTCACGACTTCCTTGGGGCACCGATACGTGACCGTCAGCGGAAGTTCGACGCACTGGAACCTGGACATGATGAGATCGACGGCATCGGAATCGGCACCCGTGAAACCGTAGATTGCCTGATGACGATCTCCGACCCAGATCATCCGACCCGTCGTCCGCTTTACCATCATCTCGGCGAGCATCCGCCGAACAGAATTGGTATCTTGAGCTTCGTCGACGAGAACCCAATCGAAT